ATCGCACCGTTGCGGGTTTGCGGACGACGCAAATGTCGGTGAACGGCGAGGCGGTGAATGTGACGACCAAGGATTCGGGCGGGTGGCGCGAGCTGCTGTCGGGCGCCGGGGTGCGATCGGTGTCGGTCAGCGCGGCGGGAATCTTTACCGGCTCCGACGCCGAAATCCGGCTGCGCGGCCATGCGCTGTCGGGGGCAATCGACGATTATGAGCTGAGCTTCGAAAGCGGCGAGCGGCTGCGCGGCCGGTTCCTGGTCACGCGGCTCGACTATGCGGGCGATTATAATGGTGAGCGCAATTACACGCTGAACCTGGAATCGAGCGGCGCGGTGGCGAGCCTGTGAGCGCGGCGGCGAACGCCTTGCGCGGCGAGGGAGAGTTGCGGATCGGCGGAGCGACCCATGTGCTGCGTCCGAGTTTCGGCGCACTGGTCGCGGCCGAGGCGGAGCTTGGCCCGCTGTTCGCGCTGGTCGAGCGTGCCGCGGACGGGCGGCTGGCACTGGGCGAGATGGCGACGCTGTTCTGGCACTGTATCGCCGAGCGGCCCGCCGCGCTGACCCGCGAGGCAGTGGGGGAGGCGGTCGTTGCCGCGGGGCTGGCGGGTGCGACGCCGGCGCTGCGCCTGCTGCTCGGGCAGATATTGCAGGGGCGATGAGGTGGCCGACGATCGGCTGGCCCCCGGCGCGCTGGCGCTGGCGGGTGTGATGGCGCGCGTCTGCGGCTGGCGCCCCGGCGAATTCTGGGCCGCGACCCCGGCCGAGGTGGCGGCGGTGCTGGCCGGCTGGCGCGGCGACGATGGCGGCGGTGGCGGCGGCATCAATGGCGCGGCGCTGGCCGCGATGATGGAGCAATATCCCGATGGGTGACGAAATCGACGAAATGGTCGTCGCGGTGCGCGCTGACACCGGCGCGTTTCGCCGCGATATCGCGGCGCTGCGCGACGATTTGACCGGACCGCTGGTCGATGCCGCCGATGCCGCCGGGCGCGGGATTGAGCGGGCGCTGAACCGCGCGGTGCTGACCGGCAAGCTGGGGTTCGAGGATCTGAAGCGGATCGCGCTGTCGGTGATGGCCGACATCGCGCGCGCGGCGATCGCGAACGGGATCGGGGCCGCGACGGGCGGCGGGGGCGGCGGAGGGGGCGGCGGGTTGCTGTCGCTCGGCAGTTCGATTGCGATGGCACTGTTCGGCGCGCCGGGACGCGCGACGGGCGGGCCGGTGAGCGCCGGGCGCGCCTATCGTGTCGGCGAGCGCGGCCCCGAATGGTTCGTGCCGACCGCGAGCGGGCGGGTCGAGACGGGCGGAGCGGTGCGCAATATCGCGATCACCGTAAATGTTCGTGGTGCCAGCACGGAAGAACCAAAAAGGCTCGCGCAGACCGGGCGGCAGCTGGCGCAGGCGGTGCGGCGCGCAGTTGCTACGGGAGAGGCGTGATGGGCTGGGCGCTGGTGGCGGCCGAGCCGCATCATCGCAAGGGCTGGGTCAAGCGCTTCGACCCGCGTTTCTGGACCATCGACTTTGCACGCCCGATGATGGCGAGCGCGGTGACGACGGCGCCTGACGCGCTGCGTATCGAGGCGGTTTTCCACAACCGTCACGATCTGGCGGGGCTGATCTGGGAGGCGGCGGATCGCTGGGACCATGCGCTGCTGGGATATGAGACGCGCCGCGATTTCCGGCATAGCCGGCTGCGCTTTCGTTGGCGGTCGGGCGGGATCAAGTCGCTTGACGCGCTGCACGGCCCGACCTTGACGATCGAGGGGCGCGATGCGGCGGGCGCGCCGCGCGCCTGGTATGTGCGGCTGTGGAATTATGCCGACGGGAGCGGCGAGGACGCGCTCGTCACGCTCGACTTCGATGCGCTGGCGGGCGGCTTTTTGCTGCCGGATGAAGCCGATCCGGTGTGGGCGGGCGACATCGACCGGATGTTCGTTTCGTTGGTGCCGCCCGCTTATGACGGCAGCGAAGGCGTGCTCGCAGGGCCGGTCGACGGCTGGGCCGAGCTCAGCAGCATTGCGTGCGACGGGTCGGGGTCGGTGCTGGCAATCGGCGATACGATCCTGCCCGAACTGCGCCGCGGCATCGCGACCGGCTATGACGATCTCTATCATCTGACCCCGGCGCGGGTGGTGCGGCAGATCGTCCAGCTCGGCTATCGCGGCGAGGTCGTCCATTATGTCGGGATGAGCCATTTCATGCGGCTGGCAGCGGCGGGCGGCGGGTTCGAGGTCGATGTCGCGGGCGGCCCGCTCAACGCGCCGTGCGCAGCGTGGCACCGTGCCTTTGCCGCCGAATGTGCCGCCGCCGGGCTGGGGCTCATCTGGTCGCTGTCCTACGAATTATTCGATGCCTATTGCCCCGCCGACTGGAAGCAGCGCGATAGCGAGGGAAATCCCGCGCTGACGGGCTGGGAGCCGCCATCGACCCTGTTGTCGCCCGCCCACGCCGAGGCGATGGGGTGGTTGCAACTGGTGGCGCGCGCCTTTGTCGCGCTGGCGGTCGAGGCCGGTCTGCCGGTGCGGTTCCAGGTCGGTGAGCCTTGGTGGTGGGTCGCCGATGCGGAGCGGATCTGCGCCTTTGACGCGGCGACGACGGCGGCATTGGGGAGCGCGAGCGTCGCGATTCCCGATGTCCGCGGCGCGCTCGATGCGGGGCAATGCGCGATGCTCGACGCCTTGGGAGCGCTGCTGGCGGCGTCGACTGCAGCGCTGGTGGCGGCAGCGCGCGATGCGGCGGGGGCGAGCGATTTCCGGAGCCATCTGCTCGTCTATCTGCCGAGCGCGCTCGATCCCGCGGCGCCCGAACTGCGCCGCGCCAATGTGCCGCTCGGCTGGGCGGCACCGGCGTTCGATGGGCTGCAGCTCGAGGATTATGACTGGGTGACGACGGGACGCGGCGCCGCAAGTGCGGGCGCGCGCGCCGCGATGGCGGTGCGGCTGGGTTATCCGGTGTCGGCGCAGCAGTATTTCGCGGGCTTCGTTCTCGATGCCGACGGCCGCGCTCAGTGGGCGGCGATCGCAGCGGCCGCCGACGCGGCAGAGGCGGCGGGTGTCGCGCGCACCTTTATCTGGGCGTTGCCGCAGGTCGCGCGCGACGGCTTCACTTGTTTTGACGGGGAGGATGCGGTGCAGGCTTTCGATGCGGTGGACTTTCCGCTGGCGATCGGGCGCGAGGCGATGGTTGCGACCGAATTTTCGACGCAGATCGTCAGTTCGCCGTCGGGCCACGAACAGCGCGCGAGCGAATGGGCGGAAGCCCGGATGCGCTATGACGCGGGGCCGGGCATACGCTCCGAAGCCGATGTCCGGACGCTGGCCGAATTCTTTCGGGCGCGGCGCGGCGCGGCGCGCGCCTTTCGCTTTCGCGATCCGTTCGATCATGGTTCGGCGGGCGATGGCGGCGCACCCGAACCGGGTGACCAATTGCTGGGAGAGGGCGACGGCGGAACGCGGCTGTTCGCGCTCGTCAAACATTATGGCGCGGGTGACGCGGAACAGGAACGGGCGATTCGCCTGCCCGTTGCGGGAAGCGTGCGCGTTGCCGTCGGGGGCGTCGAAACGGCGGCCTTTGTCGTAACAGGGGAGGGTGCGGTACTGCTGGATGATGCCCCCGCAGTTGGGGCCGCTGTTACGGCGGGCTTTCTGTTCGACGTGCCGGTGCGCTTTGCCGACGACCGGCTGGAGGTGAGCCGTGCGACCTTTCTGGCGGGCGAGATTGCGAGCGTTCCGCTGATCGAGGTGCGGGCGCCATGGTGAGCGAGGCCGAAGCCGCGCCGGCATGGCTGCGCGCCGAAGTGGTAACGCTGGCATGGTGTTGGCGCCTGTCGCGGCGCGACGGGGTGGTGCTGGGCCTGACCTCGCACGACCGCGACCTGCTGATCGATGGTGTTCCCTATCACGCGGCGCCGGGCATGAAGCCCTCGGCGATCGAAACGAGCGACAGCCTGGATGCGTCGACGATGGACCTTGACGGCGCGATCAGCAGCGATGCGATCGCGGCGCGCGACCTTGATGCGGGGCGCTGGGACGGCGCCGCACTGACGCTGTTCGTGACCGACTGGACGGCGCCCGAAGCGGCGCCGGTGACGGTGGCGCGCGGGACGCTGGGCGCGATCGAACGGCGCGGGAGCGCTTTTACGGCCGAATTGCAGGGCATTACGCAGATGCTCGACCGGCCGGTCTGTCCGGCGACATCGCCATCGTGCCGCGCGGCGCTGGGCGACCCCGCGTGCCGGATCAATCTGGCGCCGCTGACCCATGCGCGCCGCATCGTGGCGATCGACGGGCGCGAGGTAACGATCGACGCCGCGCCGCCGCCGGGCACGATGGCGTTCGGCGAGCTGTGCTGGCTGGAGGGCGCGGCGTGCGGGCTGCGCACTCCGGTGATTGCGGCGGCGGGCGCGGTGCTGACGCTCGCCGAGATGCCGCCGCTGCTTCCGCCCCCGCCCGCGCGGGTGCGATTGATCGAGGGGTGCGACAAGCAGTTGGCGACCTGTCGCAGCCGCTTTGCCAATGCGGTCAATTTTCGCGGCGAGGCGCATCTGCCGGGCAATGATTTGCTGACGCGCTATCCCGGTGGATGAGCTTGGCGCGCGTGCTTTTGCGGCGGCGCGCGCGATGGTCGGGGCGCGTTTCGTCCCGCAAGGGCGCGACCCGCGCACGGGCGTCGATTGCGTCGGACTGGTCTGGGCGGCCTATGCCGAAGCCGGACGGATGCTGGTCGCGCCCGCTGCCTATCCGCTGCGCGGATGGCGCGCAGCGCGGGTCGCTGCGGGACTGACGGCGGCCGGCTTTGGCGAAACGGCCGACGCGACGCAGGCCGGCGATGTCGCGCTGATCGCGCTGCCTGCACGGCAGTTTCATCTGGCGCTGATCGGGCCGGCGGGGATCGTTCATGCCCATGCCGGGCTGCGCCGCGTGGTCGAAGCGCCGTTCGATCCGGAGGTGCTGCGTGCGCACCGCTGGCGGCTTTCTGTTCGGGAGGAATGATATGGCGACTCTGGTGCTGACGGTCGTCGGCGGCATCGTCGGCGGCCCGGTGGGCGCGGCGATCGGCGCCGCCGTCGGCCAGCAGGTCGATGCGGCGATCTTCAAGCCCAAGGGGCGCGAGGGGCCGCGACTGGCCGACCTGAAGGTGCAGGCATCGACCTACGGCCAGCAAATACCCAAGCTTTTTGGTACGATGCGCGTTGCGGGCAGCGTCATTTGGGCAACCGACCTGATCGAGCGGCGCACGAAGAGCGGCGGCGGCAAGGGGCGGCCTTCGGTGACCGAATATAGCTATGCGGTGTCGCTGGCGGTTGCGCTGTCCTCGCGGCCGATTCGGGCGGTGCGGCGCATCTGGGCCGACGGCAATCTGCTGCGCGGGGTGAGCGGGAGCTTTCGCGAACGCTGCGTCTTTCGGAGCCATGACGGGGGCGAGGATCAGGCCGTCGATCCGCTGATTGCCGCGGCGCTGGGCCCGGCTTCAGCGTCGGCGTTTCGCGGATTGGCCTATGTCGTGTTCGAGGAACTGGAACTGGCGGCCTTCGGCAACCGGATCCCGTCGTTGACCTTCGAGGTCGAAGCCGATGCGGGGACCGTCGACGCCGGAAGCGTGGCCAATGCGTTGCTGGGCGATCCGGCGCGCGCCGCGGGGCTTTGGCCCTTTGGCGGCTATGCCGCGTCGGGCGATCGTGCGCGCGACGCGCTGACGCCGCTATTCGACGTCGATGCCGTCCGGCTGCGCAGTGCGCCGGCGGACTGGCGGCTTCTGCCGGCAGAGGCCGAGCAGCCCTTCCTTGCACCGGATGCCTATTCCGAAAGCCGACGCGATTGGAGCGCGTCCGACATCGTCGAGCATCGGCGCATGCCGCTGGGGGCGCTTCCCGCTTCGATCCGGCTGCGCCACTACGAGCCCGAGCGCGACTATCAACTCGGTCAGCAGATGGCGGTTGTTGCGGGCGGAGGTGCACGCGAGGACCGGATGGATTTGCCCGCCGTGCTTGCCGCCGGTTCGGCCCGCGCGCTGGCGCAGCGGCTCGCAGCCTCGGCGACCGATGGCCGCGAAACAATCGTCTGGGAAGCGGATCTGGCGGCGCTGGCCTTGCCCGTCGGCGGGTTGATTATGCTCCCGGACGGGGGCGTCTGGCGCATCGCATCGCGCAGCGTGAAAGCGGCGTCGGTTCGCATCGAGCTGCGGCGCTACCGGCCGCCGAGCGTGACCGAGCTTGTCGCGGACCCCGGTGCGCCAGTCGTCGCCCCCGACTGGCCCGATAGCGAGGGCGTGGTGCGGCTGTTCGATCTGCCCAGCATGGGCGCGGCCGCCACGGCGCCGCGGGTGCTGGTTGCGGCGGCAGGCGGGAATGACGGCTGGCGCGGCGCCGATCTATGGTTTCGCGGCGGTGCCGATATGGAGCCGGTCGCGATCGGGACGGCGCGGCCGGCACTGGCGTTGGGGGCGCTGACCGCGCCGCTGGAGCCGGGGCCGACAGGCCTGTTCGACCGGGCGAATAGTTTGGTCGTAGCGCTGAGCAACGTTGCAATGACGCTCGAATCGATTGGGGACGCGGCGCTGCTGGCCGGCGGAAACAGGGCGATGGTCGGCGGCGAATTGCTGCAGTTCGGTGCCGCCGAATCGTTGGGGGGAGGATTGTGGCGGCTGACCGTGCTCCTTCGCGGTCTTGCCGGGACCGACGATGCGATGGCGCACGGCGCGGGCGAGCCGTTCGTGCTGCTCGACGATGCGGCTCTGTGGCTGCTTCCCGACGACATGGCGCGGCAGGCCGAAAGCGGCGAGTCCAGCGTCGAATGGGCGCGGCGGGGCGGCATCGAGCTGGTCGATGTGCCGGTGCCGTCGGCGGCGCGGGCGCTGCGCCCACTGTCGCCGGTGCATGGATATATGCGCGCGGCTGCCGATGGCGCGATCGAGGCGCGCTGGGTCCGACGCAGCCGCGCCGATCTCGGTTGGCGCGATCAGGTCGATCTGCCGATCGGCGAGGGCCGCGAGCTGTGGCAGGTCATGCTGGTGCCCGCGGTGCCGGGGCACGGCCCGTGGGATTGCACTGGATCCCGACTGGTCCTGGATGCCGTGCTGTTGGCCGCAATACCGGCGGGAAGCGCGCTT